TATATAAAGGGTAAATTTAGAGGAGATAATATAGGTACAGGGGCTATACGAGCAACAGGTTCTACTAAATATTGGTACTTAACACCTCAAGACTTTATGTTTGGTAGTAGTTCAACGAGCCCTAATTATAGTAGTACAAGTGGCTTAACGGTTAGAACTTGGCAGTACTATACATCTTATGGTAAATATATAGCTACAATCCAAATTCCAAGTGGTTATAAGGTGGTTAGCGTCTTCATTAAGGGTAGTGCTAACCTATCTTGGAGTGCAGGTGTTACAAGTTGGAGTTCCTCAAGTGGTGGGTTTGCAGGTTCAGGGGTGGTAAACACAGAGGCGACAGGATTAAATTGGACATCTGTTGAGGGGGATTTCTATGCAATATCTATACAAGGCTCTGGCTCTACTCAATCTATTTACGGAGCTAGATTAACATTAGAAGAAGTATAAAAAAGTAAATTTACTATTTATGATTAGCGAGGTTATCAAAGGATTGACAACTGGAAAGATAAAACAAACGAAAAGCAATGTGTTTGCATTTGGATTAGAGCAATACCCTAAGACAATCAAACAAGCGTGGAAACAATTTAAGACAGAGATATGGCTGAAAAGGTAATAATACCATTAGAAGCAAAAGTTGATAAGGCTATCGAAGAGATAGCATCATTAAAGGATGAGCTGAAAGGTGTAGCAGAAGCTAATAAGGCAGCAGCAAAAGCGTCAAAAGGTTTAGCCAAAGGATTTAAGGGTGTAGGTCTTGCAATGAAGTCGGCTGGTATTGGGCTTATAATAGGTGCTTTGAATATGCTTAAGGATGTTCTTATGCAAAACCAACCTATTGTTGATTTCATGGACAAAGCCATGACCTCTCTGGGTATTGTATTTCAAAAGGTTTCAGAAACTGTAATTGATTTAGGTACAGATATTATATCAGCATTTAGCAACCCTAAACAAGCCTTAGAGGATTTATGGACTGCCATAAAGACAAACATAGTCAATCGCTTTGAGGGGCTTATAAATCAATTTAAAGCCGTTGGTAAAGTATTAGAGGGTGTGTTTACACTTGACTGGGATATGGTTAAAGAGGGGGCAGCAGATAGTGCCACGGCTTTTGTACAAGTAGCTACTGGGTTAGATGAGATACAACAAACAAATGCAGTAGAGTTCTTCAAAGAAACGGCTGAGGCTATTGCAGAGGTAACAGTAGAAGCAGTAAAAACTGCTGACGCTTTAGTAGACCAACGTAAAGAGGTTGAACTGCTAGAGGCTGGACAACAAAAGTTAATGCTAACGTATCAGAATAAAGCTGAATTACAAAGACAAATACGTGATGACGAAAGTGCTACCTTTGAAGAGAGAATTGCAGCCAATGAGGAGCTGGCTAGAATATTAGACGAGCAGCTTCAAACAGAGCAATCACTTGCCCAAAAGAAACTTGATTTAGCACAAAAAGAATTAGCTGGAAATACTGAAAACTTAGAGTTACAAAAAGCAGTAATTGCAGCCGAAACGGAATTAGTAGATATTGAGGAACGTATTACTGGGCAAAGGTCGGAGCAATTAACTAACACCAACTCGTTACTAAAGGAGCAATTAGAGGGGGTGAATGAACTTTCTTTAGTTGGTAAAACTCAAAGGCAATTAGAGATAGAGGAGTTAAACCAATGGTATCAAGATAAATTAAGGTTAGCTAAAAAGAGTGGTGTTGACACAGAAAATATAGATAAGGAATTTGCCAAGCGTAAAAAGAAAATAACCAAAGCACAAGTTAATGATGAGTTGGCTGCTATTGGTGGTTTAGCTGGAGCGTTAAGTACGTTAGCTGGAGAAAATAAAGAGTTGGCAGCTGCTCAAGCAATAATTCAAACATACTTGGGTGCTACAAAAGCCTTTGGTCAAGGAGGTCCATTAGGTTTTGTAGGTGCTGCTGCCGTTATTGCTGCTGGTTTAGCAAACGTAAAAAAAATATACGCTACTAAACTACCAGATGGTGGTGGTGGTGGTGGTGGTGGAGTTCCAGCCGTAGGCTCAAGCCTTGCTGCAAGTTTACCTACAAGAGCAAGTTTAGATGATGTAGTAGGAAGTGTAAACAATACAAATCAACAACCGATAAAAGCCTACGTAATAGGTCAAGATGTAACAGATAGCCAAGAGGCACAATCATATTTAAACAACCAAAAGACACTATAATGAAAGTAGTAGAATTCACAATAAACGAAGAGGCAGAAGACTACGGAGTTTTTGCCATTAGCTTAGTGGAGCAACCAGCTATCGAAGAGAACTTTAAATACTTTTCAAAGGATGGGAGACCTAAGAACTTTGCGACAGTAGACAAAGACAAACGTATTGTAATGGGGGCAGTAATGATACCAGACATTCAGATACTACGAGTTGATGAAGAGGGGAATCAGTACAAATGTTTCTTCAGTAAGGAAACGATTAAGCGAGTAAGTGAGTTGTATATGCTTGAATCCAAGCACAAGAACGCTACCTTAGAACACCAAAGAGTAATCAATGGCATTACTACCATAGAGAGTTGGATAGTCGCTGATAGTAAGCATGATAAAACCCAAGCCTTTGGATTAGAATATCCAGTAGGCACATGGGTAGCTTGTATGAAGATAGACAACGAAGACGTATGGCAGAACTATGTAAAAGAGGGCATTGTAAAGGGTTTCTCTATTGAGGGGTACTTTGATGAGAAGCCTACTAAGATGAGCCAAGAGAGCATACTTGACCAGATTAAAAACATAATCCGAGAGGATGAAAATAAAACACTTTAATCAATAAACTATTTACAAATATAAATAAGCACGATGGACACACTAAACAAAATTAAAGTTTTACTAGGAATGGAGGAAACCCCACAAGTAGACGAAGCTACTCCACAAGAGTTGGAGGAGGCAAAAGAGCAACTAAAATTTGAAGAGGCAACTTTAGAGGATGGTACTGTAATTAGTGCAGACGCTTTCGAGGTTGGTAACGCAGTATTTATTGTTGTTGAAGAAGACCAGCAACCTTTACCAGTTGGAGAATATGCTTTGGCAGATGGCTCACTTTTGGTAGTTGAGGAAGAGGGTGTTATCGCTGACATTAAAGCAGCAGACGAAGAGGCTGAAGAAGTAGTTGAAGAAGAAGTTGTTGAGCAATCATCTGACGATTCCAAAGAAGCTATTATTCAAGCTATCGGAGTAATGGAAAACCTATTGCAAGAGTTCAATGCTTTGAAAGAAGAATTTGCATCTATTAAAGAAGAGGCAAAAGAAAACGCAGTAAAAGTAGAAGAGTTCGAAAAAGTAGGCGAAGAAATTAAGCCAAACCCAGAGGGGAATTTTAAACAAGTAAATGAAAATGTTGATTTGTCAAAACTGACGGCTCAACAAAGAGTACAATATTTAATCCATAAAAACAAATAAAAAATGGCAACACCGAATCCATTAACTAAAGTTTACGTAGGGGATGAAGCGGCTGGTTTTGTATCAGCATCACTTTTAAGTGGCGAAACTCTAGGTAAAGGTAATGTTACAGTTCTTCCGAACGTGGCATACCAAGTGAATTTAAAAAACTTAAACTTTGCATCTGGTTCAGTTGCAGACGCAACTTGTGATTTCACAGATGGTTCTGCAATTAGCTACAAAGAGCAAACAATTACTCCAAAAAGATTCCAACTACAAAAGGAACTTTGTAAAAATGACTGGCTTTCTACTTACGCAGGAGCGCAAATGACTGCTGGTGTAGATGGAACTATTCCAAGCACTTTCGCTGAATACCTTATTTCACACGCTGGAGCGTATGTAGGTCAAGAGGTTGAAACTGCAATCTGGTCAGGTACTGATACTGGTGGCTCTTTTCAAGGCTTTGTATCTAAACTTGCTGCCGATACAGATGTAGCTGATGCTACTGTAACATCTGGAGTTACTGCACTTTCTGCTGGTAACATTATTGCAGAATTAGGTGCTTTAAGAGATGCTATTCCATCTTCTGTTTACGGAAACGAAGATTTATGTATCTACTTAGGTTCTAAAGCTATGCGTTACTACATTTCTGCGCAGTCTAACTTAGGCTACATGGACAAGTACCACGCTGGAGTAACTGATTCAAACTTTGAGGGTATCAAATTATGTTTGGCAAACGGAATGGCTGACAATACTATGGTAGCTGCTCGTAAATCAAACATGTTCTTTGCAACAGATTTGACATCTGACTTGACTGAAGTTAAAGTTATTGATATGACTGAAACTGATGGTTCTGATAATGTACGTCTTGTTATGAAGTACAATGCTGGAGTTGGATACGCAAATGGTGGAGATATTGCTCTTTACCAAATATAGTAATTAATAATTTAGGTAGGGGTTTAATAGCCCCTACTTTTTAAAACCCTTTATAATATGGCTTGTGATTTAGCAAACGGAAGAGCGTTGGACTGCCGAGAATCAATCGGAGGTATTCGAAACGTATATTTCGCAAATAATGGAGATGGGGGTGCATTAACTATTGACGCTGATGGCGACCTAACGGGATTAGGTGCGAGTTCGTCAGACGCATATAAATACGCATTAATTCCTCAAGGCTCTAGCTTTGACGAGGTGGTTACTGTATCTGAAGAAAATGGTACAGTATTCTACGAGCAGACTTTGACTTTATCTTTGCCTAACTTAACGAGTGCAGCTTTAAAGGCTCTCAAGATTTTAGGGCAGGGAAGATTCCAAGTTTACGTTGAAGATAACAACATTGATGAAGCGACTGGTCAAGGGAAAGTTTACTTAGCTGGTGCATTCAATGGTATGACAGTAACTGGTGGTAATGTAGGTAGAGGTCAAGCGTTCGGAGATATGAACGGATACAACCTTACATTGACTGGTAGAGAACAAAGAGCAGCATTATTATGTACTGCTGGTACAGCTGCTGGAGCGTTACAAGGGCTGACAAACCCACCAACAGAGAACGCATCTTAATACTATAATTCAATAATATTAAAGCCTCCACAAACGTGGGGGTTTTTTTATATAAAACAATTTGTAGTATTTCCTATTTAATTATATAACATTAAACAAAGATAAAATGCCTACTAACAATATTGTAAGACAAGGAACGAGAGCGATAGCCGTAACCCCAAACGATAGCACAGATATTACTGGTGCAGACCACAACAATCCAGCGGCTCTATACGTTGGAACTGGAGGAGATGTTGAGGTTATCACATTGGGTGGCTCTACTGTTACCCTTAAATCAGTACCTACCGGTACGTTTGTTCCTATGCAAGTAACGAGAGTAAAGGCTGCGAACACTACTGCAACTGATATTATTGCTATATTTTAAATAACGGATTATGTTAAACATAATTCAAAATACAATAGGAGCAATCCGTAGGGT